GAATTCTGCGAATAATGGCAGGATTGACTTCGTCGAGTAATGGAAGTGTGTTGCATTCCATGATAAATGTTGCTTGGAGAATGGTGTTTGTGTCAGTGGCATAGAGTTGTCTGGCATTAATACTGCCGTTGCCAGTGATTGCTTTCAAGGCAGCGCACTTTATTTTTTTGCCCGCTGATGGTTCTTGCATGAGTCCGAATCGTTTTTTGTGAAGACCCGCGATCTCTGGATTTGCACCCTCGCGAATATTGTTTTGCAATAATTCTTGTGGGAGAGTGTAACCATAACTGGAGAGCATTGACATGAAGAGAGTGTTGAGCAGGGATTTTCCATTTCCACCGACACCAGTGGCAATAAAGAACTCTTGGTTTTGTGTTCCTATCATGCCAGTGGCGAGGGCAGACAAATAATAATTGCGGATGGTTTCATTGGGCAAAATGGATCGGAGAATTGAATTTACAGTATCGATTTTGGATTGTGTGGGTGCAACGTAATCATATTCTGCGACGGTGGCGATTTTCTGAGATGGTTCTGGCTCGATGAATTTGTGGGCTCGCAGATCGTAGATGGCATTGCGGAAAGCGAAGAGATGAGGATAGATGTCAAATTCGCAACGGTTGTTTGTAATCGCAGTTACAATATCTTCGATGATACCCTTGCGGAATCCGTTTTGCCGGATTTTGATGGCGTTTTTCTGGAGTTCCGCGATTTTCTCCATGTGTTTTTCGTTGTTTTCTTTGCCGTTGAATTCGGCGGTTTTACGAGAACAATATGCCATGATATCGGAGTAGATTTGTTTATCGACGAATCGGGTGAGATGGGATTTTTTGCGATCATCGCGTTCCCAGTAGATTCCATTGTAATGATAAACCATCTCATTGACACAGACGAATTTGTGACCGTAATTATCTTTGAAATAATCGGAGAGAAGACCAGTCGTGAATGCTTTTGTGTGCAGATCGGTTTTATCGAAGGTGCGTTTTTCCCAGAACTCGCGACTGATGCGGGCATACACTTCGGGGTTTTCATCTTTTGCCCATTTCTTGATGGATCCCATTCCGAGTCCATCAATGCGGTGTTGCAATGATTCGTATTTTTGTCGGACAGAATCCGCATCGTATTTTAGAGAAGACACGCGGGAGAATTTATCGAAAAGACCGAGACCTGAAATGCCGAGAACATTGTTGATCGCGAATGCCATGTCCATCCAAGATTTGTAATCGAATGCGCGTTCTCTGAAAAGACCGGCATCCAAATACGCATTTATTTCTTCTGCGTCGAGACCATCTATGGAGATAGATTTCAATGGTGCTGGTTTTCTTTCTGGTAATTCGATTGTCAGGACTTGTGAGTCGCGGTTGCAAACACTGATAATGGTGTCTTCGAATGTGCCTTCCGTGATTTCGAAATGTCTGGATTCATGTTCTTTGGTGGAATAAGCGGAACGCATTCTTCTTTTCTTTGTATATACGTTCATATCGAAGAATCCCTTATTGGCTCGTTCGGGAGTAACATCGATGTAGTCACGTCTCCAGTTATTTTCTGGGTCGGTGTCAATGTATTTGGAAACACGTTTGAAGAATTCTGATTGTTGTAATTTTGTCATTGTATAATTCGTGCAGATAATATGGAACGACATTACCCAATTGGATTCGTGTTCAACTGTGGCGGTTTTTACTGCGAATTCTGGTGGGGTTTGTCCTCCTAATTCTGATACAACTTTTGAGATTGCGGATTTAGTAACATCGATCAATTGTTCAGTGCAATCAGTGAATACGTAATCTTCTGCTGCGTGTGTGGGTTTAAAATCGAAATCGGCATATAACTTGACTGGGCGGTCATCTGGGATCTCCTCGAAAATCGATTTTCTTTCCTCGCACAGGGATTTGTAGTCAGAGACAGGTAATGACTTCATTTTGGCAGTAGTAGTTTTAAGAGATTCGCAAAAAGTGACGGACATTTTTAGAGAGTAGTATATTATTCCTAAAGATAATGTTTTATATTGGTTTTTGATTATTCCTAAATATAATCAAAAATCTCGTTCAATTTTTGTTGGTCAGAAATTCGGACTCGGGTTTGATTTCCGGTTCAGGTTCTGATTCTGGTTTTGCTGCGTTCTTCAATTGTGCTAAACGTTCTTTCTTTTTGAGATAATATTCACGGGCATATGCTCGTCGTTCTTCTTTGTGTTGGAGATAATATTTTGTAGCATACATATTTTGACAGGCAAGATGGAATTCGCGGTTACGTTCGATCCACGCTGCCTTTGCACGTTTTTGGCATTCAGAGAGTGGCATTTATTTTTTAGATACTAGTTGTATATTATCCCTAAAGATTTTTAAGTTGTTTCCTCATAATCATCATCGTCGGATGAAGATGAAACTGAATACAAATCGCGGTCAATGGCAGCAGGAGATTTATGAGGGACAACTATTCCAGGTGTGCGTCTAGCAGCAACAAGGCGGATCGTTCTTTCAACACTTGAATCTGAACTAGAATCAGAATCTTCTTCTTCTTCTCCACCAGAAGACATACTTATTTCAGTTCCAAGTGACGATGGAATGCTTTCATCTCTTCGGAGAGTGAATCTACCCCCCAATGATTGTCTTCCTGGTGCTTCAGATTCAGGTTCAGGTTCATCATAGGTTTCAGGTTCAGGTTCGGGTGCAGGTGCAACAGAACTCGTCTGGGTTTCAGGAACTATTACATGAGGACGCACAAATTTCCAAAATGCTAAAGTTTCTTTAGTTTTTTCGTCCATTATATATTATTTATTGATTCTTTCTGCGACCGCGTTTAAGCAATTTGAGACAAACAGGGCAGACATGTGTGCCACTTGTTTTCAACAGACAATAACACTGAGGACAGACATAATGACCGCATGAAAGCAGTGGGACATTTGGATCGGGTGACGCCATACAAGTTTGACAATTCATTTTATAGTATCCCTAAAGATATTCTTCCTGAAATGTGCGAATTCTTTTTTGAAACAAGAGATGTGTAAAAAATCGCGTTCATCTTCTAAAACGTAATAATCGTCTGGAATGATCAATGTAATACAACGACCTGCAATCGATTGTTTGCAAATCAAACAAGTTTTATATTCTGATAAATCTAATGCGTGTTCGAGGCAATACATATAAAATATATCCACATAATGCATAGTGCTCAAATAATGATGCAGTCATTGTCTCAAGAGAGACAATTGTGGGGCGATGACATAGAGAACATATTAGAGAATCTTAGAGTAAATTCGGTTGTGTTGTCAAAAGAACATAAACGCAATTATTTTGCGTTAAAATCTAGACTGAAATATTTCAAAATCCCGATCATCATTTTGAGTGGATGTAATTCAGTTTTGGCAGTGGGATTGAGTTCATTTACTACTCAACAGATAGTCAGTGTGATAACCTGTATCGTGTCACTAGTGTGTGGATTGATTAGCAGCATTGAGTTGTATTTGTCAATACAAAAATCGATGGAAGACGAACTGGTTTATTCTAAGGAATTTTATCTGCTGTCAGTCGATATTTATAAAATTTTGAATCTCGATCGGGAAAATAGACCAACAGATGCGAAATTGTATTTGGAAGACAAATACAATGAATATACTACTTTAGTTGAACGTAGTCAATTATTGGCAAAAAAGATCTCAGATAAATTAGTCCCGATGCAATGCATTCCTCAAGCAATTCACACATCGAAAACAATGTTATCGCTGCAAGATTTATATTCATCCGGATCTTCTGAAGAAAAGTCATCTGAGACGGGTGAAAGCAAAGTATAAATTATGAGTCTATATAATATAATGGAATCCTACTCTCTTTTTCTGAATAGTTACATTGGCGGTTCATATATTACAAGTCGCGCGGGAACTAGCGACGTGATCTACACGATAAACTGGGATGCTGTATTTAATCTGAATAACCATAAATACCAAAAATGTCGTCTTCGTCACGATTTCTACAGTGACTCGATTACAAACGGAGTAACTCCCACATCAGGCAACGGTGTAATCGTTTTGAACGGAATCAATAGTCGAAGCACAAGTATTACTGGTGGAATGGTTTTAGGACTGATCACAGTTGATACTGCAACATCGACAAACGGTTCAACCACCACTTCTTATTCTGCTTTAAAAAGCACGTCTCTGCAATCCGTGACTGGAATCAATATCGAGGTTCCAAAGGGAATGCGCACATTCGAAGTGCAACTGCAAAACAATGCTTACGGATCTACTGCTTCACAAGGGTTGTTAGCAAGCAATACTGTTGCAGATTGGGGTCTGATGTTGATATTTGAATTCTATGATCCGGTGCCAGATACATATGATCGTTAATTTTATTTTTGAAATATACCTAAATAAAATTAAAAGAACTTGAAAATACGTCTCTCGATAATTGGTTCAGGGGCGAGTTCGACTTTCTTGGATGATTTCTTTTTGGGTGGAGGTTTAACGATCTCCTCCTCTTCGGATTCAGACTCGGATTCCGATTCCGATTCGGAAGAGGAAGGTGGGGGTGGAGGTGCTTTCTTCTTAGGTGCTTTCTTTTTTGGTTTTGGTGGTTCAGGTTCAGGTTCTGACTCGGATTCTACTGGTTCAGGTTCAGGTTCAGGTTCAGGTTCCTTCTTAACTGGTGCCTTTTTAGCAGGTGCTTTCTTTGTCACTTTGACTTCGAACTCCAGTTGCTTTTTTTCCTCTTCTTCCGCCTTTGCCTTTATCTCTGCCTTTTTCTGATTGATCGCAGCAATACGTGCTTCATTGACTTGCTTCATTCTTTCACTGCGGATCTTCTGTTCTTCTGGTGTAATCTTGCGCTGACGGGGTTTCAGAACGGGTTCAGAATCTTCTGTTTGTGCTAAATCCGACATCTATACATTTAATTAACAAAATAATTTAGGAAAAAAGTGTCTGCAAATTATATACAATGGAATTTATCACCATGAAAGAGAAGACCGTATCCGAGAATCTAGACAAGATGTTTGGTAATCGGGAAAGCGCTAGAGACATAAAACAAGCGATTCTACTTGCACAAACCGGTCGCTTGACAGATGAGGTGATCGAGAGATACCGGGCAATGAAAGAAGCGGAACAAGAAGCATTGCGACAACAATTTACCGAATTGAATCCGAGTTACGCATTCGATTACCCGAAAGAGACGGAAACAATTGTTATATCAAAAGAGAATATAGAAAATGATATCATTTCAGAACTCGGACAGCGGGGGGACGACACACGCAGTCAAACCGGAAGAGAATTATCAAATATCGAATGTGGTGGAGACGAAAATGTTGTATCTATCCACGAAAAGTAGTCAGTGCCAGCAACTAAATGGTGATATGAAGAGTCATGTATCATTCGAACTAAAAAGTTATCTAGATTATGCGGGAGACGACACGATACAGAGTGTGACACTGTCAATGCCTTATGCAATTTTGTGTAATTCGAATTATCAGATGAACCAATACAATAATGTTTTAAAATTATCCCTAAATGGAAACCAATATACGATTACATTTGAACAGGGAAATTACACGAGCGATTACTTTATGCAACAGTTCTTGTTATTGGCACCGGCTGGATTCAATATCACTCTAGACCAAATTGCGGTCAAATTTACAGTGTCTCATAGCACATATCCATTCACACTTTATGGCAGTAGTTCGTGTGCCTATATAATGGGGTTTAGTTCTGATTTAGTCAGCACATCTTCTGCGCCTTATACTGCGACGTGTCCTCGAGTGGTCAATTTTTTGCCGAATCCATTGTTCCGTGTTTGTATTGAGAACAATACACTTTACAATGGACAGGTTTTAGGAAGTGCTGGAAATCCGGCATATTCGAATGTTTTAGCAAGTATTCCGAATGTGACAAAACAAAACACACAGATCGTTTATCAAAATTTTAGCGACGAGTTTGCAATGTCATTGTCCGGACAGACCACATTGACTCTAGCAATATTAGATGATGCAGGTAATTTTGTCGATTTCAATGGGATCTCATCTTATTTTCAGTTACGTATCCGTATTTATCGACGTATCAAACGATCACTGAATACGTTCAATCAGGTTTTAGGAGGAGCCACTAATTTAAGGAGTTTGATTGAAGAGAATTCCGAGACAATTGAAAAACCGATCGACAAGATTTTATAGAATCGGAAATAATTTATCACGTCAGAATATACAATGTCAATCGCATTAGGTCTTCCACGTGGAATTTTGCCTTCTCCCGAAGTCGCTATGTCGGCAGGGTGTGTTAGTCAATTGGTTCGTGTTCAACCCAATAACGTCAATACTGTTTCCAGTTCCGCTCAGCCATTGTTGAACGCAAGTGGTGGATATATGAACAATTTAGTTTTTCCATCGCAACTTGTGCAGTTCAGCATTCCATGCGGACAGGGGAAACATGTCTGGGTTGATTCTGAGAAATCTAGTATTTCATTCCGTGTCAATTATGCGGTCACGACTGCTGCTACTACTGCTTATGCTAATGCTACCGCATATCTCCAAGATGCTGCTTCATCTTGGTTCTCTCGTATTGTCCATATCGGTCCGAATGGGCAAACACTCGATGATGTGGTGAATCTCCATATCTCGGAGCACATTGACCACTTGCTAAATTACAATACCACAGACAGAGATAATTTCGCAGCACAATTTGGTTTTTTGGCAGAGGCCGGCACGAGTAGTAACTTGACTCAAGGTCACGCTATTGATTCAATGACTGGAACCCTTTCCTCTACAGCGAATACTTATTATTCGTATGAATTCCCTCTTCCCTCTGCTCTCCTCGGAAAGACGGCGAAGGGATTTTTCCCCGCCGGTAGTGTCAATAAACTTGATGTGCAACTCTACACCAACTCTCAAGTTCCTGTTTCATTTTACAGTGGAAACGGTACTTCCAATCCCGCTGGTGCTCAAGTCACATTCACCGTTGACAACATCTCTCTCAACTTGTGGTATTTGACCCTTGACTCGGAGAGTGCTCGTATGCTCGGAAGTCCCAAGATGCACTACCTCCATGGTGTTACTCAACGCACTGCTTCTTCGACCCTTGCGGCCGGAACCAGTGGATACATCAACACTCTCATTGGTCTCCGTGGTAAATCGTGTCGATCTCTCTTCACACGTTTCACGGATACTGGCAGCACCGGAACTTCTAACCAGATTAATGGTGTGTTTGATTCTAAGATGCCTCTTTGCTCTCAACTCAATTATTTGTTGCAGGGCAAGGATCGTTATCCCCAATTCCCACACAACACCCAAATTCTGCCTGCATGTACGCTTAACCGCACCCTGATGTCGAGTGAGAAGTTCAAGGAATGGGAACAGAGATCATCGTTCATTCCTTCGCAGTTTTTCAAGTATGTGACTGTCGGAACTGCTCCTACTGCTGCCACCGGATATGACCAATGGGTAATCAATGCTGGTTCTAGTGCATCTATCAACAATCTTTGCACTTTCTTGTTTGGTGAGGACTTGCGCAAGGTGCATAACTCTTCTATTCTTGACGGGTATGACCTCACTATTAGCGCAAATCACTATTTGGAAACAAACATTTTGGTTGCTCCTTCGAATACCCAGTCGATCTTCTTCACTGGCCGCTTCGATATCATCTTCGAGATCGACCTTGAACAGGGCACAATTAACTACCGCATGTAAATGTGCAGTCAATATATAGATGAAACCCGAATTGAGCAAATATTCAAACAAAACAATTGCTTATCGCAATGCCCGAAAATATTTAGGTGCCGATGTCAAAATAAAACCTTCTACTCGCAAAGAGAAGAAGTATATGGTGTTCGATCCAGAAAAACGGAAATGGATTCATTTCGGTCAGATGGGTTACGAGGACTATACAAAACATCACGATGAAGATCGTCGTGAGAATTATTTGGCACGTGCAAGAAATATGGAAGGTGATTGGAAATCCGACAAGTATTCTGCAAACAATTTGGCGATAAATATATTGTGGTAATACATAATGGCGAATCCGTGGATCACACATTGCAAAGCATGGGCGAAAAAACATAAGATGTCCTACATCGACGCAGTGAAAGACCCCAAATGCAAAGCAGCATATAAAAAATAATCGAATCCAATGATATACCATTATATCATTGAATGCCCTACAAAATCATTAAGCAGGAGAAATCATATTTCGTAGAGGATGCGAAAACCCATCGTCGTCTTTCGAAGAAACCAATGACAAAATTGGCGGCCGAGAAACAACGCGTAGCGGTTGCTTTAGCAGAACACCGCAAACATCCTAATAAATCAGTGTCTAGTTTTTTTGCATGAATTGTCCCTAAAAATAAACTATAGATTCATCATCGATCGGGGTTTTTGCAACCTTCATGTCTTTTTGGGAAATAAATCCATGGACATGAGGTGATTCTTTTTTTTGTTCGGGTTTGTGTTTTCTGCGTGCTTTCATCAACGCATTCGATTTTCGGTCTTGATCGACAGGCATATCAGAATATATCATTATAGCATATATTGTGACCAAATGAAGATAGTGGAACGCGAAAAACCGAAATTACCGGAAGTTCAGATGAATTGCGATGATGCGATTGATCCTAAATTGGAATCGAGTGGTGAAGCAATCAAAACATGTTTCTCTCGTCCCAATTTTACTATTTTTAGTGGTGGCATGGGATCTGGGAAAACCAGTATGGTATTGAGTCTTTTGAAAGGCCCGTTTAAAAAAACCCATCATGAGATTTATGTTATTATTCCAGAAGTGTCTCTACACTCGATTGCACCAAAGGACAATATATTTACCGCGCATTTAGACGAAGAACATCTCTATCACGAAATGACTCCCGAAGTGTTAGCAGAGTTGTATGAGAAGGCGAGGGCAAATGCAGAGGAAGATTGTTATACCATGATAATTATTGACGATTTTGGTGCTCAGTTGAAAGACAAGACGTGCGAAGCAATTCTGCAGAAATTTATTACTAAGATGCGGCATTTAAAATTGGGACAGATTTGGATCTTGTGCCAGAACTATTACCAGATGCCTAAAAAATTGCGCGAACTGGCAACCAACATATTTTTGTGGAACACGAACAAATCACAGAACAAAAAATTGTTCGAAGAACAGTTTCAGATGTCGCAGAAGAATTTTGAGTCGTTGATGAAAATGACTCCTACCACTCATGATTGGATCTTGTTGAATCTCAAATATAAAAGACTGTTTAACAATAAATGGGATGAGATCGTCGCGGATGAATCAACCTAATTGGGTTCAACAAAATGTCGGTTGAATATATAATGGCAAGACGAACGAGAAGCACACATCAAAAACAAAAACAGGGGCAGGTGCAAAAAGTGATCGTGAATGTAGGTGAGATAAAACGCAAGAAATCGAAGAGACGTCGCAGGCCGCGGCAACCAAGTCAAGAAGCGCGTGAATATGCAGAATCGATTAGTCAGATTATTCCTCGCATCCAATACAATTTTCCGAGTCATTCGAGTTTCAACTATGATGCTTATAAAACGCCAAATGTGGTTCCACAGGGACGTCCTACGGAAACAAAAAACCCGATTCCTTTGGAAGCGCCACGCACATTGAATGAACAGCATAATCTGGCAGATGAAGCTATTCGAGATAGAGAATCATTTACTTCTCGCACGCGATTCTATGATTCTGGATTTATTAATCGAAAACCAGAACCAGAAGAATTGCCAATTGAGAAACCAAAACCGTCTGCGACATATCGCGAAGCACCGATCAATCATCCGGATAAGATACCGAGTATGGTGGAGGGATTCAATGAGTTTGCAAGTAATGAGAGATCAAATGAACCATTGCATATGCAAATTTCAAGTTCCAAAAAGACTGATCACGAAAAATTGTATGAAAAATTTTTTGGAGTTGAAGAAACTCCCAAATCACAAGAACCAGAAAAAAAGAAAGAAAAAGGTATGGCAAAAGGATTTTCTGTTCCGAGAGCACCTTATATGCCAAGACAAAAAGCGATCGATGAGGAACTGGTTGGAAGAGGATTGCCAGTGACGCCATTAAATCGTGAGATGATTCGAGATGAATACCGATATAGTTCAAAAAGTGCAGATCAATTGAGAAGAGAACGTCAGCAAAGACTCAAAGATGTTCCAATAATGGAGACGGTATCACAACCTGCGGTTTCACTTGCAAAAGCAGAATCGCGTCCTGCTGCAGCACCTATTATGGAAGGAGTGGCCGCATTCGAAGAACCACCGGTTCAGAAAAAGGAAAAAAAGAAGCGAGAACGCAAAAGTAAAAGTGCAGTAGATGACGGTAAGTGAAATAATGTCATGCTATTATATCAGAATATGTCATTATTTGGATTCAATGCGAGTAAAAATCCGCCGACATTGACGGCAACAGACACGGCATCATTATCAACCGTAACTGTGAATGATTTAACAGTAACTGATAAAATATATTTTCAACCAGCAAATGATCCGGCTACAGGCAATTTGGCATTCAATGTGTCAGTAGATCCTATCACAGATAATATGACTATCAATACTCCACAATTCTCATCGATAAATTTTGTATTGGGAACGGATCCGACGCATCAAGAAACTTTATTTTCTATTAATTCTGCAGCAAACGAGATTCAATTCAATAATGCTGGAACATTAGAAACCGTGACATACAATGAATTATATGCTTTGGATGGAGTTAGTAGCAATATACAGCAACAAATAAATAATTTGACTGCTGGACTTGGAAATAACGGACATTGGGGTAATTTTTGGTGCAACCAAACAATTTCTACTAGTTCGACGACTGCCGCAATTTCTGCTGCATTGACAAGCGCTGACCCAAGTAATAATGGAGTCATTTTATCTAATTCACAAACAGAGACTCTTTATAATACAATCACGATCCAATATGCAGGAACATATCGGTTTGATTATGTAATCAGTTCGAAAGTTACAAATAGTAGCGCAGCAAATGTCTATTATTGGTTACAAAAAAATGGAACAAATATCGCAAACAGTTCAGTTGCGGTAAATTATGGACCAGCAAATATTGGTTCTTTGACCAGTTTTAGTTATGTGTTAAAATTGAATGCGAATGACACGATCGGCATATTATTTAATTCGAATAATACTACTTTTCAGTTGTATAGTCAATCTGCACAATCATCGCCCGCAATTCCAGCAGTGTCTTCTGTGTTTGTATCAATTACACAAGTTGCTAATGCGGTTCAAGGACCACAAGGAATACAAGGTCCAGCAGGCACAATAACTGTGGGGACTGTGTCAACTCTATCGGCAACGTCAAATGTATATGTGACAAATGTCGGAACCAGTTCAGCGGCCATATTAAATTTCGGAATACCTCAGGGGCCACAGGGAATTCAAGGCCCAACTGGAGCAGCTGGTTCTAAAGGCGATACTGGTGCAAGTGGAACTGGCCCTCCTGGACCGGCTGGTCCAATTGGTCCAACTGGTCCTCAAGGTAGCGCTGATAATAATTTTATAGCAGATTTAATAGGTTTGATTTTAGCAGGCGGTGCATTAATCGCGAGTCTATTAGATGCATTAGGGATTACTGTATTGCAATCAAAAACGCAAAATCAAACAGCAGTTCCAGGAATTACAAATTTTATCGGCGAAGTTACTTGTGATAGTGTTGGTACAACAAATGTAGATACTATAAATTTGTCTGCTACTGATGTCAATACAACTAATTGCTCAGCCACAACTGTAAATACTTCGACACTGGATGTTGATAATATTGTATTACGTTCAAATATGAGCGGCATTGGGACATTGAGTTTGGCAACAACAGCTGGATCAAATAGCATTTCTGCCGTAAATAATACAATCAATGGAAGTGCATCGATTCTTTTGCAAGCTCCAGCAGTGACTTTACAATCGAGCACAGGCGCGGGTGGAGTATATTTGGGTGGTTATACTGATGTGTTATATTTCAATGGATTCCCATTTTCGTTTTATTTTACGAGTCAATGGTAATATATTATTTTTCGCGATGTGAAATAATATATTTATACAATGAACCATCCGTAAGTCGGTGTCGAAGATAAATACATACAAGCTAGATTGACTGTATAAACACCAGAGCCCATCAATGTGGTTGTGCCAGTGAATGAATTTGTTGGATACACGGTTTGCGAACTAGTAATAATAACTGTGCTTGTTCCACCAACTCTTCGAATTGTGAATCTTGCACCAAGATAGGCAGCACTTGCAGCAGGGATAGTAATTACCATTGCGCTTGTAGGCGCAACTGGATAAAATTCGTAAAATGGGGCAGAGATAGTCAATGTAGTGCTAGATGAATACGATCCACATGCAGCAATGTATTGGGATGAAACATCAAGTAATCCAGGCACATAAACTGTCTCAGTTGCCGTTCCCATCATAATCTGATTCGACGCCGTTATTTTTGCATTGTATCCGAGTGCAGTTGATTGTGTATATTGTGTGCTGCTTGCAAAATCTGCTTGCATTCCTAAGAAGGTATTATTTGATCCTGTGGTTGCATTATTTCCTGCAAGATATCCCAGAAAGGTCGAATATAATCCGGTCGTAACATTTTGACCAGTTTGTGCTCCACAGGCTGTATTATAATTTCCAGTTCCACTACCAGTCAATTTATTCAACGCGTTATATCCGATTGCAGTTATATTGGCAGTCGAACTAGCAGTGCCTACAAAATTCGCCAGTGCATACGCGCCGACGATCGTGCAATATCTTCCAGTTGTTATTAAATTTCCGGCATATCCACCTACTGCAGTGTTATTACTAGACAGACCGACTGTCATATTCGGCATAGCACCAACACCTAATGCGATTGAAAAAGCAGGTGATGCATATTGTGAGTTGATAAGCATAACATTATTTCCGCAACTATCTAAGAATCTAGCAGCGAAACTAGCATCATAGACAAGTGAAATAGACTTAAACCCTTTTACTCCAGAAATTGTTTGATTCGAAGAGAGATCCACATAACCATTGTTTATTTGTGATTGTCCAATAGTTCCACTTGTGATAGATGCACCAGACATAACTGGAGCGGAACTGAACGTTTTTGTGCCAACAATTGTTTGGGTTGAATTCAAATCTACTAATCCACCAGATGCATTGGATAAATAACCTAATTGAGCGGAGGTAATTGTGTTTGAACCGGATTTGAGAGAACCGGAAATCGCAACTGTTTCAGAGTTTGAACCAAGTTGTATTGTTGATGAAGTTCCGCAGGTTGTTCCGTATCCGACACATGTAACATTCGTTAAATTTTCTGCGGTCAAGTCAGTGTTAGCACCCAAGAATGTGCAATTATTCAATTGATTATGTAAAGAACCAGCATTATATCCGATCGCAGTATTATATTGAGTATTATAAGCGGTTCCATTCAACCCATTCATGGCATTCAACGTGAAAGACCCAATACTGGTGTTGTAATTATCAGCATTTAATGTTTGAGAATTGTATCCGACAGCACTGCAATAACTTGGAGTATGTGGGCCATAACCAGAATATGCCGTAAAAATATTTGTTCCAATTCCAACGCAAAATGAACCTACACTTGGACCAGAATTAAACCCAACACCATATCCCATCAATGTATTGTTTGACTGATTTGTGGAACCGACATTATATCCGATCACAACGCAATCCAAATCATTTCCGAGAACTCCGCCAATTGCAACACAGTTAGTAGCGCCCGTGGTTGTTCCAGTTGCTGCTCCTGCTCCAATTGCGATTACACTGGATGAATTTACTGAATTAACGAGAGAACTAGTTCCAATTGCAATACAACTTGAATTTGTAGAACCACTAGACGAACCCATCAATGAATTGATTGCAATATTATTTGATCCATATGCAGTTCCCATATTTACTGATCCGACAACTCCTAATCCGCCAGATGTTATTGACAGTCCATTATTTACATTAAGATTATTCAAAATACTTTCACTGCCACCAATCGTGGATGTATTTGTTCCGTCACTTATTATAATTGAATTATCTAATACAAGTGAATTGACATTTACGCCAACATAACCACCTGCCAATTGGAATTTTATAAAATAAGAACCAGATGTTGGAACTGCAAATGCAAGTGTAAATGTTATCCAATTTGGGTAATTTGGATTTACATTTAAATTTCCAGTTGATGCAACAGTAGTTGTGCCTGTAACAATGCTCGCAACTAAAGTTCCCATACCTTGTGACTGCAATTGAAACGATAAAATGTATTCACCTGCGGCTAATGTATAATTCTGTGAAATCATCGTAATCGGATTTCCATTACCATCCATAATTATGCATTGATTTCCAACTGGGAAATAGGTCATATAATATGGCGTGGATCCAGTTCCAGTCTTTATTCCAAAAATATAACTTGCACCCGAAACACCCCATCCAGTAAAGCCTTGCGTTGTTAGGTAAGATGAATTTGGTGCATAAGTTGTAGAACCGCTTGCAAGTGTTACAAATCCTCCCGCACTTTTAAATGGAAGTTGAAAATTCGGATTTACGAGTGTTATGGCTGATGAGATATTTGAATATGTTATATTTGAGAATGTGTTATTCCCGGTGAAAACATTGTTCGCAGTGGTTATTGCGCAATTTGCAGGAGCAGATCCAGCCGGACCGGTATAACCAGTTGAACCGGTGACTCCCGTTGAACCAGTTATTCCGGTACATCCAGTTACACCAGTAATGCCAGTTGATCCAGTGATGCCAGTAATACCAGTTGATCCGGTTGTGCCCGTCATGCCGGTAATGCCAGTATAACCAGTGTATCCTGTGTAAGATGCACCTGTTGGTCCAGTTATTCCAGTGTATCCAGTAGATCCTGTATATGATGATCCAGTTGGACCAGTGATTCCAGTTGTTCCAGTCGCACCAACTAACAAGTTGCCATTCTGATAATAATTTCCTCTGACGTTCATATTCCCCGAGATATCTGCAACATATGAAGACGATGGAGCACACGCAACTCCTAAAGACATAATCGTAGTTGTGCTATCGAGTTCGGTGTTACCATTGACTTTGAGACTGACATTATTGAATGTGCCGCTGACAGAGTTTGAATTGTTTATATTGGTGCTTACCAATTTATTCACAGACCACGGCAAAGTAAAACTCATTGTATATAATTGACTCACATATTTCACTTAATAAACAAATCACCTAAATCATTCAGTTCCCCCTTAATAAACCAGACTGGTTTATTCATTAACCGCGCAATTCAGGTTTAACTGTATTAAATAGCACAGTTAAACCATATAAAGACAAATAAAAACGTTTTTATTCGGGTTTATACCAGTTAAACCCATTAGTTTATTCAGTTTGAGGCGAATTCAGTGGTTAATTAATAAACAATCGTGGTTTATTAAGTCATTTCTTAACATATTCAAGCATTGTATCGACACTGTGCCCCATTCCATCTGCGGTTGCCTTCAAATCTTTCAGACTCGGCATGTCAGCATACTTGTGAGACAAATAAATGTGACGAAGCATGCTGGTCGAAACATTCTTGCCATAGATCCCGTTCAATAGTTGAGTCAGAATAGTATTCGTCAATGGCAATCCCTTTGCATTGAATATCAAATAATCGTTATCCACGCACTTGAGATATCGTGTGAGAATTGCCTTGAATTCTTTTGGATATGGCACGATTTCCTTACCCATCTTTTTTGCGGTCTTATATTTCTGAAACACAAACTCCCCCTTTTTTAGATCGACGTAATTGTCGGTCTTTTCATCGTAGTTACGGACTTTCATTGTGACCCATTCACTTCGACGTGGTGTGAAGAAGATCCCAGCAGTCAAAGTCATTGCCATAAACTTGACCAACTCTTTTTCCTCCTTTGCGTCTTTCTTGTCCATGTCAAACAATACTGGTCGGATCTTCTTGTATTTTGCATTCCACAATTCCACCACATCTTCGTAATCAATCCAGTTCTCTTTCTGCTTTTCCGTCTTTTCCTGCTTCTGGTAATCTTCCTTTGAAGCGTCGGCATCAGAGTTCATTTTCGTGGCATATTCTTTTGGTGCCTTACCATCTAACAGAACAATAATTGCAGCAAGATTCGTTTTGCGAGTCTGAGGTGTTTTGCCTTCTAGAATTGGCAAAACCTTCTCGGGATCCATGAACCATTCTAAATTGATTTCCTCATCTTTGTTGTCGGGGTCTCGATAGAACATATTCTTTAGCAATGATGCATAGGTCTTCACTGAACTGTCCGTTATGTGTGGGCGTTTTTCCTTGATGAGTTTTTTCAGAACGTCCATTTTTTGATATATACTGGTCTTAGATTATTTAGGAAATGCTAAATCTAAATAACTGAATAAAAAATCAGACTGTATTTATTTCCCCGAATCAATGGTGTGTTCCAATGCATCATTGTTCTCCCGTCAAATAATGCGGGGTGTTCTTTCACATCAAATTCAATATCTTCTACGATCAAATTGCAACCTTCATAGTCACCGAAACTCACAATCACCGACATGCTACGATTGACTTTGGCATCTTTGTGAGGAGGGCATACGACATTCTTATTGATATGGATACTAGTAAATTCGAAAGGAACAATTTCTTTTCCGATGCGAACAAGTTCTTCATAAATGTGAGGATATTTCTTTGTAGCTGCACTTGGACAGATAACTTGTTTTATCCTATTCTTAACCAATCCAAATGTCAAAAACCGATTCTCGGTCAGTCCTTTGAATCGAATGTTTTTTTGATTTGGAATATTTATTTTACCAAGCATTTCTGTTAGAACCGAAAAATCGGAATATGGTTCTAAATATTGTATCATATTGATATATATAACATATAGATATGTGCAAATTACCATCTTGTGTGGATGTCGAATACATTCAAATGACCGAAAATCTGGTTCTTTATATTCATTACAATGAGCAACATATTCCATTATGGATGGAAGTAGTTGTCAAACAAAAAGACGATCAATATAAGGCAATTCAATATTTGCCAGTCGATATAAAGAATTCCAAAGATTTGCTGGAAGAGGAACCAGAAGAGACGGAAGAGACGGATTAAAAAAAGACCGGTTGATCTGCAACATTTGTCAAATTGTGTGCCTTGAGTGTGTTTGTGATCGGAGTGATTGGTAACGCAAAATTATTATTTTTCAATGTTACTATTTTTTCGCTTGGTGCTAATGCTGATACTACATCTCCTTTTGTTCTGAGATGTAATATGTCTTCTCGAGTCTCTCTCGGTCCGATCGCAGCATCAAATGTGTATGCCTGAGATCCCTTTGGTGCAAGTGCATTTATGAGGGCGCCGCCTAACGAGTGGCCTGCTAAAATAGTATGATTCGGTGTCGGATGATATTTTTGCTGTGCTTTTACAAGTGCCTTATGGTCATCCTCATATCGTTTGGTGTGTTTGATTCCCGCAGTTCCAAGCACTATGTCTGCCTCAATATCTTCCAAGTTTGATGGATCGGTTCCATTATCAACGAACAACAACTTCTTCTGGATCGGATTGTAAGCAACCATTCTTTCACGACTCGATAACTCCGGATCAAACACATATCCATATTTTTTGAGACCGCGTTTTTGTCTTTCTGGGTCACGAGTATAGCCCAATCGCAATGCTTTATACAAACGTATTTTCTCTTTCGGTTCTTTGATACCAGTTATCGAGTGCATTTTGAATATAGAATACTCTGATATTAAATTGAAATTGCGTCAAAAAGTGCTGATACTAAATTCGGAGGAATCCGGTATCGTTCTTTGAGTGTTGTTTTTGTTCCAGTCAATTTTAGAATACGTGTGTTACCACAATTGACTCGATGCACGATGTGTCCATTAATATTAACAGTATTGCCGCAGTTTTTGTCGCATTTTAGATTATTGAAGTTCTCCAGGTTTGTCCATATTCGCGTTCGTTTTTTGTATCCCCAATCACAATATCTGCAGTAATCAACATCATAAAATGGTTTGTCATTTATGAATTCTTTCATTTTCCCAGTCTGTGGGTTTTCAATGAAGTATAATTTTGGAGCAAAATACTTAATAATCTCCTCAGTTTTCCTCAAAATAGGAAGACCGTGTTTATTTATGTTTTCATAAATTTCTGCTTTTGTTTTCAATGCGTTTTGCATGATTGAGAACGTATTACAAGGCGGAGATGCCCATATAATATCAAAATACCCTGGAGGATATTTTGTGTAATCCCATTTCAAAATGTCGCAATTTATATCCGCGTTTATTAAGTCTAAACTTAATACTTCCCAATTTTTTCTTTTAGCAATATTGCCGACCGATCCAGTTCCGCTAAATAGTTCCAACACCCGCATTTCCCCCCTTTCTATTTAATATGGTTACACTGAATACTGGGCAGTCTAATTACCATTTAATTAATTCTCTTTTCCTTTTTTAAATAAAAAAGAAAAGAATAGTTAAATAGATAAAACGCTAAAAACGCTTTTCGTGCCCAAAAAACGGAAAGTCCTCCATAGAAGGAACAATCAAAAATAGTTTCCGATTTTCGGGCAAGAAAAGCGTTTTTAGCGTTAGAAAGTAAGACACCCTTGCCATACCAGACAAAATGGGATGGTTTCTTTATATTACAAATATTATAATTGTATTATTTGTAATTTGAGTATTTAAAAGTCATGTGGATCGCGTTCAATGCGTTCCCAACCGACAATTGATATGGCAGCAAGTTGTTCGTGATTGTATCTCTCGTTCTTCTGCTTCACATCTCTGCGAAGGAAGATGCTGCGCTGGATTAATTCCTCGAAATAGGTTTTGGTCATTTGTCGCTTACCTAACTTGCTGAGATTCTGGTAAATCTCGCCTTGCTTGTATTCGTTGAATAGATCCATGATTTTGATCGCGTTGAAATTGCCTTCTTCGCATCTCTGGTATCTCTCGGAAAACCACGCATACAAATCATCGCTGGAGGCCATGTATGCAGTTGTTGTCTGGGCACATTCTGTTGGCACCTCTGGCATGGGTGTGTAACAAAATGGAGCGATGATTTCGAACAATGCCTCGCGATGGGATTGTCGCCATTCATCTGTGACAAAATCGGAATTTTTGACGAAGAATCCAGTCGGGTTTTCGAGTGAATTATATTCTTCTTTTGTGACCGCAACGCTATTGAATTGGACTGCTCGAATTCTGCGAATAATGGCAGGATTGACTTCGTCGAGTAATGGAAGTGTGTTGCATTCCATGATAAATGTTGCTTGGAGAATGGTGTTTGTGTCAGTGGCATAGAGTTGTCTGGCATTAATACTGCC